ATTGCCACCGGATGCTATGACAACTTTTGGGTAGCCGTTCATGATCGGTTGGCAACGATCGCCGCCGGCAGTGGCAGTCAACGCCGCGCCATCTGCAACGGCGTTCATGATGTCACGCGGGTAGTAGATCGTATTGACCGTGCCGGCTGACGATTTGGTCAGCAATGGCCTGGAGGTATCGGCCTCGCAGGTGACGGTCACAGTTGCGCCCGTTGCAATCGTGCCTGGTCGGTACTCGATGGCATAGAGCTTGCCGAGGATGTTTGTGCCGACCGCAGTGGCGTTACCGCCTGCGTCAGTGGTAAGGGATAGCAATTGCCTACGCATGGTCATTGTGTGCCATCCTCGACTGGTACCAGGTCATCGGCCTGTTTACCCTTCTTGCCGCGGCTCTTGGTCTTTACTTCCAGTTCCGGCTCTTCTACGGCTTCCGGGACGGGTTGGCCGTCATATACCAGCGGAGCGTCTGAGTATTCAGCCGCGCCTTCAGCAACCAGCGCCCGGGCGTTGCCGTCCATGAATTCCCAGACATCACCGGCCATGAAACGAGCGCCTTCCGTGGCGTCCGATTGGAAGTCACGCAGAAATTTTACTCGGGTAGCCATGATTACCACTCCTGGTATTCGAGCTGTAGATGGCCTTGCCCTGCCACAGTTGCGGCAATGGCAGTAAGCCGAATGCAAATCATTGTGTTGGGCGGGATGATGGTTTTTAGCAGAGTCAATGGCTGCTTGGTGCCAACGGGCAATGCGCTGTATAGAACCACTGATGCCACGATGTCAACACCGGCGACGGTCGTGCCCAACATGACGGCAGTGGAAGTGAGTGTACCGCCTGTTTCCAGGTCTTCCACCATGTTGGCGGACAACAGTTTGACGGCGCGGGGAGAAAGCAATACGCACTCGTCAATGCTCGCGCCTGCGCCGGCGTCGTAATTGAATATTTGGCTTTTGACAATGTTTGTCTTGTCTTTGCCACGATTTACATATGCACGGGTCATGATTTTTTATCCTCCAGCTCCCCCTCCGTTGTTTGGGAGGGGGAGCCACTAGGGTTAGTCAGGATTATGGCGGCGGAGATTACACGCCGACATTGGACTAATTTAGTCCTAAACTCCTACATTGTAGGTGATGGCCGCGGGGTACTTGGTATCCCGGGAGAGCAGGCCCCAGCGCATCAGCGCCACGACTTCATAGGAGTCGGCATTGGCGATGCGATTGACCTCGATGGTCATCTTGCGCTTGTAGCCGAGTTTCCATTGGTCGGTGCGCACGCCCAAAATCGCGCCGGTGGTGTTGTTGGCCTGCGTGGTCGTATCGACCTTGCCCGCGGTGTTGGCCTTGCGGGGGTTGGTGGTCGAGCGGAAGTGCTGGAACCAGGACGGCAATACCGGGATGCCCCAGATGCCAGTCAACCAGCCATTTTCGAGCGTGGCGGCGGAGCTAACGTCCTTGGTCAGGACTTCCGGGAGCAGGGAGGCGGCTTTCAGCACGTTCGGGTCAACGATGAACAGGCAGTTCTTCGGATCCGCGGCGGCCAGTCCAGCCGGGCCCATCAGCCACAGGGTTTCGATAAAGTCGTTGATAGCCAATCCACCGGAGGCGGAACGGCTGTTGGCGGTGTTGGTGATCAGGCCGAACTTGCGCATACCGTCCAGCAGCAGGTACAGGTCGGTTGCGACAGGCGTTCCACCAATGCAGTTGATGTTGGTGGTTGCGCCGGTGGCGGTATCACCGTCAATTACGACATGCTCCAGCATTTCGCCGCCGGAAATCTGCAATTGCAGTTTCAGTTGATCGGCGAAGGGGATCAGGGAGTCTTCGACCAACTCGCCGGTGTACAGGACACGTGCGCCCATCTTGGCGATGGTCATCTGCTTGCGGGCGGTGACAGCCTGTGAAGCCAGGACAGTGGCAGCCGGGACGAGCAACGTTGCATCGCTCGCCGTGGCTTCTGCGACCTTGTACCAGGTCGGGTCGGTGCTTTCTACGGGGAAATACTCGCTGGAGAAACCATCCGGGATGATGACGGACGGGATCTTGGCAACGATCTGCCGGTTCTCACGAATGATGCGCCAGATCTCGTTGGAGTAGGCCGTGCCTACCCAGTCCGAACCGCCGGTGCTCAGGGTTGAATACATCGGGTCGGTCGCGGCTTTGATGGCGGCTTCCACGACTTCCTTCTCGGTGGACAGGCCGGCGGCCTTCATGGCGCCCTGGACATAGACACGATCTTCGTCGTTCTTGATGCCGGTGGCGCATTTCAGAGCCAGTGCCTGGATCATATTCGCACCGGGGCGTTCACCGTCCGGGCGGGGGTTGGCGCGCATCATATCGATGACCAGCGCCAGGGAAGCCGCATCCAGGTTGTCATACTTCCAGGTGGCGGCAAACTTGGCTTGGTAGGGCGCGCCATCACCCAATGGCAGGCGGCGGCTTTTGGCGGCGTCGGCCTTGAGGGCTTTGTTCTCTTCTTCGAGAGCCAAAACACGGGCGGTCTCGGCGTCTTTGGCGGCCTTGGCGGCCAGTACAGCATCGCGCTTGTCCAACAGGGCAAGCATCTCTTCTTCGGTCATGTCGATCTCCTTTTTTGATTTGCTTGATTTGGGTTTTTCCTCTTGGGCTTGCGCCACGGAGTTCACGGGCACGCCCGTCTCTTCCTCCGTCTCTGGCTCACTTGCGAGGTCTGGCAGGCTGATGCCTGCGGCTTTGTACATACTTTTGATAACGGGGAGTGCAACGGCGTAGGCGTTGGCCGGCTGTCGCTTGCCTCCGGTGTCAATCAGGGAAATTTCAGCAACGGGCCAGTTCTTGATCTCGCCCGTGCGTTTGTCGTACCTCACCAGGTGCGACACGGATCCGCTGGATGCGCGCAGTTCGCCTTTTACGGCGGACGGCCAGACGCGCCCGGTAACAATTTCCTTGCTTTTATCCAGGCTGATGCGGTACCAATGACCACGGGTATCGGTGTGGTCAAATTTGGCGCTTCCGATTTCTTCTGGGTTGGGGTCGGGTGCAGCGTTCAATCCGGCGGCGGTAAAGCCGTGGTAATAGATGGTGAGTGGGTTAGGGAATTTCTCGCGGTAGGTCTTCGTCGCCGGGGAAAAATACTGCTTATCGCTGTCGCGGTGCTGCGCATCGCCAAACGGGACCGCCAGAACGTCCAGCTCGTAATCTGCGACGGCTTTGATGCCGCCTTCGAACAGCGACGGGTCAAGCCGGATGATCACATCCTCGGCAGCTTCGGCGGATTTCATGGGCTTCGAGCCTTCTTTGCCAGACGTGCCAGGATCTGCGGGATCACTGTCAACTTGTTTCAGTGCCGGCTCGATTTCGTGAACTGCATTCACGATTGCACCGGCGTGCTGCTTGATGGTTTTCAGGCTTTCCTTATCGGTGGCGGAATTGCGGGAGCCGGCCTTGGTCGATTTCGCATCGCCGGGCCAGTCCATCTTTTCACTGGCGTACATTGCTTTCAGCTTCTTGATGGCTTCGGCCTTGTTCGGGCCGTCGTAGGATTTCCCCATGTGGTTGGATGTGAGAGCTGCGCAAGCCGCACCCATCAAGCCGTGATCAGGCTTGCCGTTGGTATTTACGGGCAGATGCCAGGTGGTTACCTTTTCGGGATCCTCGACTACAAGAAAATCACCCGCCGGATGATCTGCCCCGTTGACCGCCTTGGTCTTGGCTTTCATGGCCTTGACGCTTTCCACCCAGGTTGTCTGTTGCTCTACCTGTTTCCATTCGGCAGGGTCGGCGAAAACAGGAGCGTCGTTATCGCCGGCAGTGTAGGGCACAGAGAAATAGGTATTGCCCTGGTTGACAATGACGTGATCGGCATAAACCGCCACCACGTAGCAGTTTTCAGCCACGAGCATGTTATTGATCGATGGCAGGCTTCCGTAAAACGCCTGCCGTACTTCGCTGATCTGTTCGTCCAAACTTTCGGTTTCGTCTGCCATATTCGCTCCAGACAACAAAAAAGCGGCGTGAATAGATTTCTCTAAACACGTCGCCTGTTTTACCAACAAGCCCCTCGGTGCTGTCTATGTTTTTCCCTTTGATTTTACTGGTCAAGGGGTCGCCGACATAGCGGGGTTATTTGATTGTGCGGTCATTCTATCACTAGACGTAAATTTATGCAATATCATTTATGTTGTTATCTATTAGGGTATAATAGCAGAGACGCACAACAGGGACTTATTCCACAATAAAGAGCCGCTTCTTACCGAACCTGATGTGCGTCACACATTCGTGGAATTGGTAGGTGGCGGCTCTTTATTGAAGGTTATTATGTCAACAAGCAAACTTCAAATAACGGTTGGGGATACCCTGGATAGAAAATTCCCTCAATTCAAAATCAGAGAGAATTATCGTCCTGATTGGATGGTTTCTTCGGAAGGATCGCATCTTGAACTTGATTTTTTCATTGAAGACATAAATATTGCTTTTGAAGTTCAGGGGATGCAGCATTACGAATACACCCCGTTTTTTCATAAGGACATAGCTGACTTTGAAAAAAGGAAACGCCTTGACCAAGAAAAGCATGAACTTTGCGCAGGAAGGGGCGTCAAACTTATTGATCTTTGTACATTGACCGACGCGCAAGTGGCAATCAAAGATATTGAAGATGGATTATGTGTAGACAAAGCACGGGAGGATATGATAAGGCATATTCTAAAAGCGCAGCCGGATAAAAAAAAGACATACAATAAAATAAAAAAAGAAGTGGAGGAAGAGACAAAAATTGTTAAGCAACAACAGAAGTTTATTCAACTTGTAAGTAAAGACGTTGCTGACGCGAAGTTGTTTATTGAAAAAGATGCCAGTTCAAAAGAAAGTGCAATTTTGCTTGAATTGAAGGCGTGGCAAAGAAAATCAGTTCACGGAATTAATCGGCGTGGGCAAATTGGCAACTTTGAATGCCGCTATATTCCCGGTCGTATAGAGCATGAGATAAAATCCAAGTTGTTTTCGTGTAAAGATAAATACGATATTTTGAAAGTGTTTGCTGAAATTTCCATCCCCTGAATTTTTACACGTTCACAGCCGCGGCAATATCCAGCAGTTTTGCCATGACGCCATAACTGCGGCGTTCGTTGGTTGGTTCCAGCTCGCACTCGCATTTCCACCCCGAGCAAGCGAGCAAATCATTGGGCGGCTGTTGGGGGTGAAAGCCGGCTTGCTCCCACTCGGAAGCAAAGGCAACCAACCCATTCAGCGCCACGCACGTATCGCATTTATCGTGCGTGCCTCCTCCTTTCCATTTCAGCCTTTGCCCCAAACCCGAATAATATGCGATGGCCTGATTTTTCGTGTCGTTGTAGCGATTGACCCATAGGGCGATCCGGGAGCGGAAAGTATTGACCGGAATGGGAGGATCGGCAAGAGCCGCGTCCATGATATCGCTTTCCAGGTTATAGGATTGCGAAATTTCATCAGCGACGATGCCGGCAAGTTCTGCGTCACCCGCTTCCGTGTTGTCATACAGCGGATCGAGCCCGAGCGAGCGCATCCCATCCTGCCAGGCCTGGGTTAGCTCGAACGTGATGATCTCCTGGAAATAGGTCTCAAATTCCATCTGTCCGAAGCCGTTGGGAGACTGGTACAGGTGCTGCACAGCCGCCCATAGATTGGCCTGGAATGAGCCGGTGGTTTTTGCGGCTACGAATTTGAGCAACTCACGCGGCAACTGCACGCCGCATTTGATGCAGTGGGCAATGGCGGAGCGGAGAGCCGGCAGGTCACGCATTTTCCTTTGCCTTGATTTCCAGCCGGATCGCTTCCAACAGCGCCGGGATGTTCGGTTCAATCTCCAACGGTTGGAGGGTGTACTCGACCGCTTCCCGGAATAGCGCTTTGACTGCGGTTTCATCAATGCATCCCGGAAGCGACTTGGTTATATTGGCCTTGACCGCAAACGGGATAACACCGCTTTCAAATGGCACATCTGAACCGACCTTCTTGAGCGCCTTACGTTCCCACCGCTTCAAGTCTGCAATAACCGGATCCTCGGCCATCTTCTTAGCGGTCGGCATATTCGCGGCAGTCGCAGCTGCGCCCGTCGCAGGTGTGGCCGGCTGGCCCGGTTCGGCAGGTGCGCCCTGGATGGTGGTGCGTGTACCTATTTCGAACACGAACATCTCGCCGCGTGGGTCCTTATCTGGCAGCGGTTCTTCGTTGTACTTGGTCTTGCGGATCTCGTTGATGGTGTGTGTCTTGTCATATTCCTGCATCTCGTCGAGTTCGAGCTGCCGGTCGGTCACGCGCACATCGTCGAATTCGCCCACCAGGTTGTCTCCGTAGATAGGCAGCACCTGGTGGGTGATTTTCTTTGCCATCATGGTATGGACCGGGAATACCGTCAATTCGTTGTAGGTTGCGCGTCCGGCCAGCGCGTTGGCTTCGGTTGCATTGACTGCCAGTATCGAAGACAGGCCAGGCGCCAATGCCCCGAATATTTCCTCCATTGTGAATTTCCTGCCTGCCAGGAATTCCATGTCCCGGTGAGAGACGGCATTCTGCATCCACTCCACGCCACCCTTGCCTACGCCGCGCAGCATCATCATTTCACGCTTGGCGGCTTTCTCGCGGGTATCCCGTTTGATGGATGACCATTCCGGTTCTTGCACAAAATCGGCAAATGCGAGGATACCAGGCAGCCGGGCGTTATTTTCCTTGAACAGCCGGGTGTTCCAGTCCTGCATCCCGAGGTCTCCCTGGGATACCATCGCCAATGCTTCGATGGCAGACAGACCAACAAACCGGCTGAATGGGTTCCAACGCTTGAAATGCACCACTTCCCACGGTTCGAGCGTTATGTCTTTCGCGCCTCCCCCGGGGTTGTAGGTGTAGCCGCGCAAGTACATCTGCTCGTCCGGGAGCGGCTTGATCATGTGTGACGGTAGCACCCACATCTCGTCCGGCTCGGCTTTTTCGTCAGCTTTGTTCAGCCACCAGTAGGCATTGCCGGTCAGTTTGTACATGGCAGCAGTTCCGAAGATGAACTCAAAGCCGGAGTCTTCGCTGTTGG